CCAACCTGAGTAATGCCGAATCAACCTCTCAGGCCAGATACGACATTCTTTCGAACGGATTCAAGATCAGAACGGCTGGCAGTTCATTCAATGGAAACGCCAACGACTACATCTACGCAGCCTTCGCTGAGTCGCCGATGAAATTTGCTCTCGGGAGGTAGGCATGCCACAAGGTAGATTTCATCAGGACCAAAGCGGCACAAAGATAAACATGCTGACGCTACTGTACAAAATGGATGAGCAGTCCAAAAACAGTAGTTATAAGTATATGACTCGCTGCGATTGCGGAACAGAGAAGGCTATCTTTTACAATCAGATCAAAACTGGCAGAGCGCAATCATGCGGGTGTTTGCAAAAGCGCAAGGGTGAAGACTCGCCAGCATACAGACATGGCAGAAGCGGAACTAAAGAGTATGACCTAGAACTTCATATGAAGCGAAACTATGGAATGACATTCGCAAAATATGAGCAAATGCTTGATGACCAAAAAGGTGTTTGTGCAATATGCTCTGCTGAACCACCAGACCACCACAAGAAACGCTTAAACATTGACCATTGCCATACGACTGGTCGTGTTCGTGGGCTTCTTTGTGATGCGTGTAATCGTGCATTGGGGTTGTTTAAAGATAGCCCTGATGTTCTACTTAAAGCAATCTCATATCTTGCGAGGTAATCATGGCTTTTGAACTAAACGGACAACCAATCTCAATCGACAGACCTTATACCTCTGCCGATGGCGTAACCTATCCCCACCTTCGTGACGCTGCTCTGCGTGCTGAACTAGGCGTAGTAGAGGTAGCCGATCCTGAGCCTTACGATCAACGCTTCTTCTGGTCGCCTAATAATCCTAAACTACTCAACGACAGGGAAGAGTCTGACGAGAACGGCAACCCACTGTATGTCCAAGAGTACAACCCGCTGACAGAGACCATGCAGAACACCACCAAGCGGCTTGTGACTAAGGGTCTGAAGTCGCAGTGGACAGCACAGGTCAAGGCTACGGCAGGCTCTTTACTAGCCGGTACTGACTGGTACATTATTCGCAAGGCAGAGCGCAATATTGACATACCAGAATCTGTACAATCTTACAGAACTGCAGTAGTAACTGAAGCCAATCGCTTAGAAACCGCTATCGCCGGTGTTACCAGTGTTGAGCAGTTGATTGACACTGTTAACACAATGAATTGGCCTAAGGGAGACTAATTATGGCACTGCATGGCGTTTCTGAAGGCACTAAACACGCTGTTGATGCCCTATCTGTAGTTACTGTTGTAGGTACTCTAGCTGAGATTCTACCTGCTGTTGCTGCTTTGTTTACGATTGTGTGGACATTTATTCGCATACTCGAAACTGACACAGTAAGAAAAATGTTAGGTAAGAAATAATGGTAGGCCGTAAGGTTAGCGCTGTACAGCAAAGAACCAGCACTACTAAGTATACTTTGTATACAGTGCCTTCAAAGCATCACGCCTTGTGGGAAGTTCTTTATGTTATTAGTCTAGCAAGTAATGACAGCCCTAGCGTTTACTGGTATGATGCTTCCACCACAACTGAATATCAAATCTTTGGTGGTAAGAACTTAGGTGCTGGTGAATATCTTCTTCTTTCTAACGCTGAAGTAGCATTAGAAGAAGGTGATGAAATAAGAGTACAGAATAGCACTACCAATGCTGTAACTTATGTTTGTACCTTTGAAGCAATTCAGAATCCTGCAACTGGTCGTTATAACGGATAAGGAGTTTACATTATGCCTATGGTCGATAAAAAGAAGTTTCCTTACACTGCTAAGGGCAAGAAAGAAGCAAAAGAGTATGCAATGAAGACAGGCAAGAAAGTAATGCCTAAGCCTGCTAAGAAGGTTGGAGCAAAGCGTGGGTACTAAACCGGGACTCTATGCCAACATCGCCGCTAAACGCAAGCGTATCGCTGCTGGATCTGGTGAGAAAATGCGTAAGGTAGGTTCTAAAGGCGCCCCTACCGCTAAAGATTTTAAAGACGCTGCTAAGACGGCTAAGAAGCCAAAGAAATGAACTTCTGGATTGCTGTAGCCTTCTTCTGTATTAACGATAGTTGTGCCTTTTGGAAAGCAGATGAAAACTTTTACAGCAAAGAGAAGTGTGAAGCAAAAGTAATGGAAATAATCAACGCTGTAGAAAAAGGCAAAGGTGTAGCAGATGGTGTTTGCTTACCAATTAAACCGGGACAGACATAATGGTTAAGAAAGTATATCAGAATCCTGAAGGCGGTCTTAACGCTAAAGGTCGTGCGTATTTTAAGGCCAAAGAAGGGGCTAACCTAAAGCCTCCGGTGTCTGCCAAAGAAGCTGCTAAGTCACCTAAGAAGGCTGCTCGTAGGAAGTCTTTTTGTAGTCGAATGAGCGGTGTTCCCGGCCCAATGAAGGATGAAAAAGGCAGACCAACTCGTAAAGCATTAGCACTAAAAAAATGGGATTGCTAGATGGCTACTACATACTTACAATTAGTTAACGATGTATTGACAAGACTGCGTGAGTCTACTGTTACTTCTGTAGATCAGAATACTTACTCTGCCTTGATCGGCAAGTTAGTTAATGATTCTAAGCGTGAAGTAGAAGATTCTTGGTCTTGGGATTGTCTGCGTAATACTTATTCTTTTAATACAGTCGAAGACACCTTTAACTATACCTTGACCAATGCTGGTACACGGTTTAGGTTGCTGCAAGCCATGAATGATACTTCTGATGATTTTATGGAGTATCGTACTGCTGCTTATATGACTGAGAACTTGATTCTTACTACAAGTCCTCAGAAAGGTATTCCACAGCATTATAACTTCAATGGTGTTGATGCTAACGGTGACTCACAAGTTGACATTTATCCAATCCCTGACGGTGTTTACACTATTAGGTTTGATGTTGTTAAACCAGAAGCAGAGTTAGAAGACGACACAGACGCTACTGCACTGCCTAAGAACCCCATAGTGCTGCTGGCATGGGCCAAGGCTATTGAAGAGCGTGGCGAAGACGGTGGTATTAATGTGTCAAGCCAGTATGCAGTTGCACAGCGTTCACTAGGTGATCATATCGCTATCGAGGCTGGTCGTCGTGGTGATGAAACTACTTGGAACTGGGTATAATGCCTAACAAGCCACTACAATCCATATCGCTGACCTCACCGGGGTACTTTGGTCTTAATAACCAAGACTCCCCTGTAACGCTTAATCCTGCCTTTGCTACACAGGCGTACAACGGTGTTATTGACAAGTTCGGTAGGATTGGTGCTAGGAAGGGTTGGACATATTCTACCACCTCTGGCGGCACTAGTTCCAACATCAAGGCTATGTTTCAGTTTGACAACGGTGACGCTACTTACACCATCATCTCTGCTGGCAATGCCAAGTTGTTTACTGGTGAGACAACGCTGACTGAGAAAGCAGTGCGTAACAGTGATGACACTGCTGACTTAACCTACACAATCAGCGCTGATAACTGGCAGATTGTTCAGCCTATTTATGATAGTGGTTTAAATCTGTCGCCTCATGCTTATCTAGTTCAAAAGAATCAACCTACATTGGTGTTCCATGAACTAGGCGCTACTGCGCATGCTCATACCGGTAGTTTAGGTTTCCAGCGTCTAGGTGATGTTGGTACTGTCCCTACCGGATATAGCGTAACTACATTCATGCCTAACTGCGCCTTGGCTGCTTATGGTCGTATGTGGATGGCTGACATTGGTTCTGATAACAACACTATTTATTATTCAGCACTATTAGAGCCTGATAATTTTACTGGCGTAGGTTCTGGATTTATTAACCTTGAGCAGGTAGTTCCCGGTGGAGACAAGATTGTAGCACTGGCTGCTCATAATAACTTCTTGGTTGTATTCTGTCAGAACAATATCGCTATCTACAGCGGTGCAGATAACATTGATACTTTGCAGGTTAGCGATGTTATCAAAGGTGTTGGTTGTATTTCTAGAGACAGTATACAGAATATTGGTACAGATATTATCTTCTTGTCTAACAGCGGTGTTCGTAGTCTTGGTCGTACAATCCAAGAAAAGTCTTCACCGATGCGTGATATTAGCAAGAATGTTCGTGACCAGTTCTTGTTAACTTTGACCAACGAAGACAAAGACACCCTCCGCAGTGTCTATTATGAACAAGATGCTTTCTATCTGTTGACTCTGCCTACCAGCGGTTTTACTTATTGCTTTGATGTTAGAGCGCCGCTAGAGGATGGATCTTTTAGAGCAACCATCTGGGATACCATCAATCCTACAGCGCTGCTTGCTACTAGAAACCGTAGACTTCTTCTAGGTAAGGCTAATGGCATTGCCTTGTATAACGGCTATCAAGACAACGGCAGCAACTATACTTTTAGTTACTATACCCCCTATATTGACTTTGGCGCTCCTTCGGTAACGAAGATGCTAAAGAAAATTGTTGTAACTGTGGTCGGCGGAAGCAACACAACACTTGACATTAAGTGGGCTTTCGATTATAATACAAACTATACGATTGCAACAGCAACTACGCAGACTGCTCCTACCTTTGAGTATGGCACTGCTGAGTACAATGTTGCTGAAT